AATTATTGAAAACTGCATCAGACTTAGGTAAACGAATGGGCTGGACAAATAAAGAGATTGATAAGGTATTAACTGAAATGAAATCAAGTGACTATGAACACTTGATATTAACCTTTGATAAACATTTTGGATTCTATGTGACACTAGAATTTGATAAACATCCGAGTAGTAAGGTCAAAAAATGATATCATTTATATTCAAACTACTAGTATGGAGTATTGGTCTATTGATACTATGGTACATGTTTTTATACATGATGGTATTAATAGTTTAACTTGACAAACCTTGTGAGGAGGTATTATAATATGATGAAAGATGTAAAGGTACTATTGTTTCTAATTGGTATGTTGATTGTATTTGGTACAGTCGGATATATAGAAATGAATGAAACTATAGATTGGTTACAAATAAGTTTAAATGCATCACTAGGGTTTCTATTGATGTGGTATGGAAAAGGAGCAATGAATGAATCCGAATGACAAAAAGATAACTTTTGGTATGGACATGCATGAACATATCACGGGTGAAGAATTTGGATTATTTGAATATCACGAAGAACCCAAAGAGGTGCGTGAAGAAAAGTGGTTAATTATTGCACGATTACTTAAAGAAGGTCGTATTAAGAATGAGGAAGTTGCAAGTTTATTTGAGAATAACCCTTTTTTCTATGATTGGTATAAAAGAAATATATTAGCGGATATGCCTTTGTCGGAGACTTACCACTAAAAATCGCGTTGAATAAATACGGTGGAACTAACGGAGAATGATATGAGATATCTAATGTTGGGGTTTTTTGGCATCTGGGTTTTTTATGCCTATGGTGTATATATGTCGGAAGAAATAAAACTAGGAATTCAACTGTTTACGATTGCTATGTTTTGGATTTATGGTATGCAAGTTTTTAGTAAAAAATCATGAGAGTAGAAAATATATTTGAAAAACTTGCAGATATGTTAGTGACAATTTTACATAATGAATTGTTAAGAGAATTAATTGATAAGAGTTTTTAGGAGGTACAAGGTATGTTACTAAGTTTATTGATTCTAGTAAACATTGGTGTGATTGCATATTTCGGTACAGTCTTTATAAGATTGTATGATGATGTAAAAGGTATCAATGAAGAACTAGAAAATTTGAAACAAGGTATTTCAAAACTAGAACATTCTATTCAGGTTGAAAAAACCGAGAAAGAAGAAAAGTTTTTAGGAATATAATATGTCGTTGAAATCGTTATCGGATAATTTAAAATCCGAAGATGAGTTTCACACCTTTGTTAAATCGGAGCGAGTGATACGCAGAACATTATCTTTACAACATTTTTTACAAGAAATGTCAAACATCATTCGCTCTCACAAATATGAAGAAGCCAGAAAGTCAAATGTGAAAGCATATATGACCGACTGGTTTTTGCATAAGAGATATCCAATCATCAATGAAGTTTGTAACAAAGCAATTGACATTGTTAAGAGTGTTACAAAGAATGACCAGAAAGGAACACTAGAAAATTTTTTTACTTTTGATTGTTGGGGTGCAATCTATAATCAACATGATTTTACACAACCCCATACTCACGACCCTGCATTGTGGTCGTGGTGTTATTATATACAAATACCCAACAATGCTCCACCCCTATATTTCCGAGAAGCCAAATTGGAAGTATATCCTAAACCAGATGAGATAGTTATCTTTCCAGGCCATGTTATACATGAAGTACCTAAGGCATCGGACATGACCGAAGAAAGAATCATACTTGCTGGTAACATTTATCTAGACTACCGAAACATCTAATATAAATACTTTCTATGAAAGAAAATTATTTTATGGGCCAAGATGGCTTTGTATGGTTTGTTGGTGTTATAGAAAATCGTAATGACCCTGCAAAACTAGGTAGAGTACAAGTCCGTTGTCTAGGTTATCACACAGAAAATTTAGTAGATATTCCGTCTAAGGATTTACCTTGGGCTCATGTTATGCATCCCGTCACAGACCCATCTATGCAAGGACTTGGAAGTTCACCTTCATTTCTTGTAGAGGGTTCTTGGGTTTTAGGTTTCTTTAGAGACCCAGAAAAACAACAACCTGTCATCATGGGTTCTCTACCAGGTTATCCACAAGTTGCTGCAGAAGATAATTTAGTAGAAAAGAAATCAGAGAGTGTATTAAAAAAAGGTGAGAGTGTTGAGAAAGAACCACTCAAAGGTTTCATTGACCCAAATGGAAAATACCCAGGCACTATAACACATTCCAATCATACAATAAAAGAAACAGATGTATCAAGACTTGCACAAGGCCAAACATCTGAAACTCACTTGTCATTACAAAAGCGTAGAGCAAATATATGGGAGAAAATACCTACTGCCACTAAACCAAATTTAACAACAGTATCAACTACAAGTAAGGCAGAAACATTATCAACCTTTAGTGAACCTGACCCCAAAGGATTAAAGGTAGATACATCCCCTTATACATCATCTCAATATCCTTTTAATCATGTACACGAATCTGAATCAGGTCACATATCAGAAATAGATGACACACCAGGTGCAGAGAGATTATTCAGACAACACACATCTGGCACCTATGAAGAAATAGTTGCAGATGGCACAAAGACTGTAAAAGTGTTTGGTGATAACTATGAATTAATTGCAAAAGGTTCAAATGTATTTGTAAAAGGAAATATTAATTTAACTTGTAGTGGTACAAAAAGAGAACGAATAGATGGTGATTATATATTAGAAGTCGGTGGTGACTTCACAAGAAAGATACACAAGAACGAACAAGTTAAGATTGGTGCCACAGGTGGTGGAAACTTAGAAGAAGAAATAATTGGTAATCATGGATTTAATATTGCAAACTCTGTATCAGGTGCCATTGGTGTTACAGGTATAGGTACAGCAAAAGATTGTGATATTACCATAGGCGGAAAAGAAACTAGAAGTATTGGTGGTAGTTATGACATTACTGCCAAAGATAGTTATTCAGTAGTTGCTGTAGAAAATGATGTATTAATAGGTGCAGGAAATAATGTAACAGTATCAAGTGTTGCAAGTACATCTATATCTGCTGGAACAACAATGACTGTTAAGGCAGCAACAAATCTAGACATTAAATCAGAGGCAGTTGGTACATTATTGTTTAGTGGTAATGGAAGTACAGTTACAGCAAACAATGGTTCAGGTACAGCAATTGAACTTACTGGTCATGTACATGGACAACCAGACACAGGCCCAGATGATACAGTACAACAAAACACATTGGCACCTGTTGCATAGGAGAGGAGTATGGCAGATTTTACATCAGCAAATTTAGAAGGAGCAAATGAATTATTAAATGATTCACTAACTAAGGCCAAGTCACTTAAAGACAGTCTTATTGCTCAACACGGTGCAGATGCATCTGATATGAAGTCTGCAGTAGAATCTAAAGTTACAGATTTAAAAACATCAATATCAAATTTAATACCAGAACTACCTAGTGTTCCCAATGTAAATGCTCAAGGTGAGTTTGCTGCATTGGCAGATATTGATATTTCAAGTGCAGCAGGTCTTGAACAATATAACACACAAGTTGCAAATATATCATCACAATTTGGAGATGCTTTCAAAGATAAAGGATTAGACTTAGATTCTTTGGCATCTAATATACAGGCAGGTGGTGATGTTGGTGATTTGATTCCAAACTTTCAATTACCTGATGGTGAAACTATACCTATAGAGTTACCATCTAATATTGCGTTTCCGTCTATAGAGGGAATCAAAGAAAAACTAGAAAGTATGCCCGAATTTAAGATAGAGATAGATTCAGAAGAACTTAAAAATAAAGCAAAAGAGGCCTTAGACGCCATAGATAAAGAAAAGATTAAACAAGAAACTGAAAGTAAATTAACACTTGTTTAGATATTTTGTTATAAATAATCTATAAAGATTAAGGGAACAATCATGTCAGCATATAAAGACGCACAAGCACAAAATGACATCACTAGAAATGTTAAACAATATAGTGACTTAGATTTATTTTTTGGAAAAAAAGTAGTAGGTTCAGATGTTAATAAAGTTACTGATATTCAAGCAGTTAAAAGGTCAGTAAGAAATCTAGTATTACTTAATCAGTTTGAAAAACCATTTCACCCAGAGATTGCCTCTGGTGTTAGAGATATATTATTTGAACCCATGACACCTATGACGGCTGTCGTATTAACTAGAAAGATAGAAGATGTTATTAATAACTTTGAACCAAGATGTAGATTAGTATCTGTTAGAGCAGTTCCTAATTTAGATGCAAACAGATATGAAGTGGCAATAGAATTTTATGTACAAAACGCACCCACAGAATTAGTAGAGTTAGATGTACTATTAGAGAGAATACGATAAATGGCAACAAACGAAAAAAGATTAAGAGTAACCGAATTAGACTTTGATAACATTAAAGACAATTTAAAAGTATTTTTAAAATCACAATCACAATTTAAAGACTATGACTTTGAAGGTTCTGGTATGAATATTCTTTTAGATGTTCTTGCTTATAATACACACTACTTAGGATTTAACGCTAACATGTTGGCAAATGAAATGTTTTTAGATAGTGCTTCACTTCGTTCAAGTGTTGTATCACATGCAAAGACTTTAGGATATGAAACAATATCAGCAAGAGCACCTGTGGCAACAGTTAATGTTTCTTTAAACACAACAGCAAATACTAAAACAATGTCAGCAGGAACTGCATTTACCACATCGGTTGATGGTACAGATTATCAGTTTGTTACAATAGCAGATGTGACTGCAAGTAACACAGGCACTGCTGTTCCTTTTGACGGCGTAAAAGTTTATGAAGGTAGTTACATTACAACAAAATATACAGCAGATTCTACAGATGTAGAACAGAAATTTTTATTAAGGGATGCCAATGCTGATACATCAACACTAACTGTTAAAGTACAAACCTCAGCATCTGATACCACAACTACAACTTACACTAAGGCAACAGACATAACTCAACTATCAGCTGATAGCACAGTATATTATTTACAAGAAACTGATAGTGGTTTGTTTGAAGTTTACTTTGGTGATGGTACAGTAAGTAAATCTTTATCTGATGGTAACATTGTTATATTACAATATGTTGTTACAAATAAATCTGAGGCAAATGGTGCATCATCATTTACATCACCATCAAGTATTGATAGTGTTACCGCTGTAACAGTCACAACAGTTGCTAGTGCAGCTGGTGGTGCTGACCCAGAAACAATATCATCTATAAAATTAAATGCACCATTAGATTATGCTGCACAAGGTAGAGCTGTTACTGTAGATGATTATAAAACTTATACTAAAAAATTATTTGCAAACACTCAGGCAGTTTCTGTATGGGGTGGAGAGGATGGTAGTTTTGATACAAGCACAGGAGTATCATCTAACCCAGAGTATGGTAAAGTTTTTATATCAATCA